ATAGGTTTGCCCCTCGTGCTCGATCTCCGCGGTGTCATCGCCGCTCGAATCGTCCGCTTCGTTCTCGGCGTCGAGTGGGAGTTCGGTGGAAGCGTCGCCTTCCTGTGCGGTGGAGGCGGCTTCAGCAGCGGTAGAGACGGACTCGTCCCCACCCTGCGGATTGGTCGCAAGGTCAGTCACAATTGTTCCTTTCTGTTAGATAAGAGAATCACTCGGGCGCACGGCTTCTGGAATTACCGGCGGCCCCATCTAATCGCTTTGAATCGGCATTGTGATTTTCGATGGATCAAGTGAAATCCATCGATCCTCGAGCATGCACACATGCCGCCGTGTGGAACCGGGGATATTGACGTCCCTTAGCCGCCGTTCGAGCCTGGCAAAACACGCCGCGCGCTTGTCCTCAAAACCATGGACGCGTTCGATCGGTCGATAATACTCCGCGCCGCTGCCGCTCAACGTTCCGATCACGACGAGGATATGCCGGGTTCACTCAGAATCTTCGCTCTGATTATCTGGACGGCGTCGCATCTCTTGTCGCTCTGTAAAAGCTAAGTGTACTGACCGTATCGCTAAGCACGATCATCTCATCGAATAGGACGCCAAACCCTCGCCGGGCGCGTTCGGAGTAGATCGCTTTCCGGTATGTTCCGACATATTCCGACGGGGTTATACCGGACGCGTCTCGAGTGACGAGCACGCTCACTTTGCCTGGCTGAATGCCTGGGTACTCCTGTCCCAGCATCCCTAACTCAATCGAGCCTGAGACATCGAATGCAAACAGATAAGCCCCATCGTCGTATCGCAGTGACGCGTGGATTCTACCGCCCGAAATCTCGACTCGGGCGAAGCCCTTGTATGCCGACCACCCGTAAGCATTGTGCTCGGTCATGATCCACTCCCACTGATCGGTGCCCGCTTGTTCTTGCGCCGAAGCGGGCGATGCGACGGAAAGCGTCGCTACGAGCAGCAGCAGGACGAGCGATCTCATGGTATGCCGATCCAATCGACACCCGTGTGGGGGCGAGGATGTGTTCTGTCCACACTGCCATAGCGAGTCGTGACCTGGCCTTTCATCAACGGCGATCCTGTTCCAGGATCCACAATGCGACCCCTTGGATCAAAAACTTGGACGTGGACGTGGGGGTTCGTTGAATTGCCGTTCGTGGGGTTTGCGTATCGACCCAGATAATCGCCCGGCTCGATTACCGTACCCACTGCAGGCGTTGAGTTCGGGTCCATGTGGCCGTAGCCCGTCTGGAATCCTCGGCTGTCAGTAACATACACGCGCCATCCCAGACCGGCCCCCGGATTGTTTGGATTCTGCCAACCCACTCGAGTCACGACACCTGGACCGAGCGAGAACACATCCGATGGGTTGCCACGGGCATAGGATGCATTCGATTCACATGGCTCCCCTTCGCTACAGCCGGCGTCGGTCTCACCGTCGCCGCCACCCGAACCAAGAGTGGACTTGGCGTCTGGGGCAAAAATATGGCTACTACCGGCTGTGGATGCCGCGCGCAGCCGCTGCTCGTTGATGTCGTGCATCACCTTCATGCGCTCGGTCTCCGCCTTGTACGCATCGAGCTTCAGCTTCTGCGCTTCGATCAGCGCATTGCTTTGCACCTTCTGCGCCTCCACTTGCGCTTTCGCGAGGTCGGCCGGACTGCCGCCGCGACCTCCACCCTGAGCGCCGGCTGCGCCTCCGCCCCGCGAGGCTTGTTGGATCGCCTGGAACCGAGCGGCTATTTCATCGGCACCCGGCCAGTCGAGGTTCTTCGCCACCAGATCGGCGATCATCGGCGCAGCGGCCGGAAAAGCGCGCAACAGCTCCATCATCTGGGTCGCGGCTTCCTCGCGCCGTGTCGTGAAGCTCGGACCGGTCGAGACCGTGAGGTCGTACTTGCCCACGGAGAGATCGTAGATGCGCGACAACGGCTGCCCTGTCGCCGGATTGATCGTAGGCTGGCCGTCCGGGCCGATCTCTATCACCGGCTTTCCGAGTTGCACGCTTGCCGCCGCGCCGTCCTGACCGAGCACGCGGACGATGCGCTCTCCTGTGTACACGCGTGGGATCAGATCGATGAGGATTCGCCCCGCGTGCTCGATGGCTCGCGACAGATTGTCGATGAAATGGAAGGTCGAGACGTCGCCCTCGCGCTGGCGTGCCAGAATCGCGCGTCCGCTTGTCTCGTTGGAGCGCGCGCCCAGCGACGCATCGTACATCCCGATGATCGCCTTCATGTCGTCGGAGGCGTTCAGCGCCTCCTGCAGCGCGCCGGCCGGCACGCCCGCGAACGCCTGACGTTGCGGCGGCACGTTGCCGTCATATTCGATATAGGCGTGCGTATCGGTATTCGCCGTCTCCCACTTCGCAGCATCGGTCTGAAACGCGCCTTTCGGCCCGATGAACGGCGCCTTGGGCGCGAGCGCGACCAATTCGGTGGTCGCCGTGCGCCAGAAATTGAACATGCGCTGCGGGTCTTTCGCGTCGCGGATCAGCGAGCGCAAGTAGCGTCTGCCCTCGACGTTCACCTCTTCGCCGTACACCGGCACCAGCGGAATGTACCGGCCGGCCCACTCGTTCGTTTCCAGCACTTCGGCGCCCGTGAGCAGCCGCTGGGTCACCTTGTGCGACATCACTTCGCGGCTGCCGATCACGGACACGCCGATCGCGTCCAATAAAGCCTTGTGCTGCGCGTAGACGTCCGCGGCCATCGCCTGCTGATCGGACAGCAACAGGATCGTCTTCTTGATCTTCTCGCGCCGCCACCACTCCGCGATGAGGACGTCATCGTCCTCGCGCCAAGGCGCGTTGAGCCCCTCGTAGCCGGCCTCCGCCCAATCGACCGCCTTCGCGCCCTTGTACCGCGCCGCGAATTCGTCCTTCGGCAAACGGTCGACGACGAACGCCGAGTTCCAGTCCGCCGAATCCGCCCCCGTGCTGTAGGGATCGCCATAGACCGAAAACGGATTGGCGATCCTGTCGATGACCAGATCGAGATCGAAATTGTCGTCGCACGCATAGCGCGTGCCGATGCGGAAATAGCCGAAGCCGCAGGACGCAGCATGCTCGAGCGCGGTGTCGTAGGCGACGTCCGCCTTGCTCGTCGCTTCGATATTGCGGATCAGGCCGTTGTAGATCTGCGCCGTCGCCGGATCGGCTTTCGAGTCCGCCGGATGCACTTTGATCGCCGGCTTGTTCTGCCGCGCGTCGTTCACCACCTGGCGGATGAACGTGGGCAGCCGGTTGATCGTCAGCGTTGGCCGCCCCTCCTTCTCGCGCTGGCGACGCACGTGGTCCGGCCATTGCTCGGCCAGCCGCGCGAAGCGGATGTCGTCCAGCGCCTCCGCGCGGTTCTCGTGCTCGTGCTCGACCGCGAGCTCGAACGCCTCTTTGGCCTCGCTCAAAACGTCTTCGTCTTTGCTCATACAATCCGCCTTCTCCTAATGGCACCAGCTTCCACCGGCCAAGCATGAGGACCGAAACCATCGACTTGGTCATTTTGATGAAATAAAGACTGCGGGCTGAGGTCGCGCACCGAACCGCGTGGGCCGATTAGAACGCTCACTTATCTATCGCATGATGACGGTTATTGGCCGACTGTTCCGATTCGGCTTAGGCCATGCGCGGGGAAAGCTCAGACAGTGTGCTGGGTCGCCCTTTGCTCTGTCCCCGGTCCATTCACCGCAAGCCACACGATTGCACCGTACGTTCCCAACACGCCAAGTAACAGCCACAAATGCACCGGCCTTCGCCGCCTGATGGCCATCCAAATAACTGCTGGCACCGAGAATAGGACAAGAAAAACGTCGAGCACTAACAACCAATTCTCGAGCAAATAACGATCAAGCCATATCCGAGGGTCCCGATCGACGTGGCGGTCGAGCCAGCCATATATGTTGAAATCCAGGTCACTGAGGTGAAGATCCAAAAAGACAACAAGAAAACCGAGGATCGATCCTAGCGTCAGAATCAGCAGCCATTCGGCTTTGATCCGCAGCAGACGGCCGAGTTGAAGTGAAGAAGATGTCATTGCGTCAAGCGTCGTCACAAACGCCAGAATTGGCAAAAGGCTGACGATCCACAATCCTGGCCACATGGCTTCCAACCTTGCGGGGCAGACTCAGCCTAGCGCAAATCGGGCCGCTCCTCGAGGTATTGCTCGATCTTGGGTTCAACAGTCGAGAATAAGAATCTCAAATCCCGAGGTGTCGCAGTCGGAAGGCCGTAGTCCGCCAAAAACTCGGCTTGCGTGCGGTAGGCTGGCAGTTCGAAATAGGCTTCGCCGCGAGTAGGCGAGACATACCTGTCGTACATGTATTGAGCCCAACCCAGAAGACCGCGATCGGCATATGGCTGTATCATTTGGCGGTGCCGACCCTCGTGGAACATCACGGAAGCTCTGCTTGTAGGATCGAGATTGTAGAATTCAGGCCTGTAAGTCGTGATAACTTTCGAAGTGAACGGATCGAGGCCCGTAGCTGCTACGTCTGTGTCATCTGCAGCTTGTGCGCTCAGTGTCCCCAAAGCGTCCCGTCTGTTCGCAATCTGATGGGTGTCCGCAACCAACAGGCGCCTTCTCCAGTGATTGCCGGTAAGCATGTCGCGGACCCTTTGGCGGCTCGCGGGGTTACCGTTGATATTCCGGTCTGCGAGCGGTCTGCCCGGCGGGTAAAACTCGACCTTCTGTGTAATCTCATCGATGTCGAAGAATGGCTCGTCGCTGATGAACTCGCCAACGCTGTCCGGCGGCGGTGTCCTTCTCCACCGCGGCCAGACTGGATCGCAGCGACCCACGCTCGTCCCTTTGATGTTATCGTCGGTGGCATCCGGTGCGTCCCAAGTGCCGTCGGCCTTCCGGTTGTCTCGCCTAAAAGGAAATGCGTATCGCATGGCGGTGTTACTCCTCTGCTCCAGCGCGCGTTGCGTCGGTGCTGTTCATCATTTGAGGGTTTCAAAAATCAGGGCCCGCGCGCCACGGCTAGCGTTCGCTCAAGAACAAGACCGCCCGCGGCGTTAGCGGCGGGCGGTTCACTCCCATATAGGATAGATACCGTCCGAGATAGTCCGGTTTCGTCCGATGTCAATAGCAAATTTCCCGTACAATGACTTTTTCGGACGACATCCTCACGTCATCCACCCCTGCGGGCCGCGCGGCGGAGGTTCGTACTTCTGCCGCGGCTTCGTCATCGCGAACCGTCGCATCATGTATGCGTAGCGGCTCGCCGAGATCAGATCGTCGCTCACCTTCACGATCCTCCCGCCTTCGCGGTGATACAGCCGGAACTCCTCGAACCACGCGCTTAAGTTCGCGAACACTTTCCAGCGCCCGGTCTGCATCCGCTCCAGCATCTCGAGCACGCCCGCCTCGACGCCGTTCGTGCCGTCCTCGAACGTCGCGCGCTCCGGCAGCATGTGAAGCCCATGCGTCGCATAGGCCCGCGCCAGCTCCTCGCCGCTGCCCTTGTCGTGCTGCAGCCCGTCATGCGGCCACGCGCACGGGACCCACTCGCCCCACGGCTTGACCGCGCCCGCATGCACCAGCGGCGTCGCTTCGCGCTCGCGGTATTCCTTGCAGACATAGAACACGTCCGCGTCGCGGTCCCACGCGCAATTCACCGCCCCGAACGGATGATCCCAGCCGAAGTCGAGCCCGTTGATCTGCGGCCAATGCGCTGGAATCGCGAAGGGCTCGCAGCGGATCCTCTCTTCCTGCACCGGGAACACGTGCCCCGAGCCGAGCACGGGCATCCCCTTCACCCGCGCATCGCGTTGATGCGCCGGATACGAGGCGACGATCCGCTCGCGTTCGGCGTCCGAAAAATGTCTCGCGTCGAAGATCGTCGCCTGCGCCAGCGCGCGATCGGGATGCGCACCCCGGACTTGATCCGGGGCCAGGAAGCGTTGCACCACCTCCGTATGTCCCAACAGCGGCGTGAATGTCACGTAGACCATGCCGCCGGTCTCGTTCGTCCTTGTTAAGCCTTCGAGATAGATGTCGAGCGGCGGCTCTTCGTCGAACCACACCACTTCCAGCGCCGTGCCTTGCCATTTCTCGCGCCGCTTCTCGTACGATTTGAACTGCAGCGACGAGAAGCCGCCGGAGACGTGCTGTACGCTCACCGTATCCAGCGCGAACGCCGCGTTTTGTCCTAAGAATCGCTTCCTGATCGCATCGCGCGGAATGAG